CAGCCGGCAACCTCACACTCAAGGGTTCTAATACTTTTTTGACGAAAACGCGCACAAACACGGGTACGGTTACTATTGCTCCCGGTGCAACCGTCGACCTGACGGGCAACACGAACCCCGCTCCCATCAACCCCGGTGGCGGCATTGTCGTCAGTGGCGGTTGTACGGTCGTCAATTCTGCTGGTACGTCCGTGCATATCAACGGAGGAACCTACACGCAAATCAACAATGACGGCACGACCGCCTGATAATGAGGACTGACTATGAAACACTACACGATTGACAATATCACGACCGACTATCTGCCTGACCCCTGCAAAGGGGTCTCCCCCATGACCGACGCCCGCTTTGTTGCTCTTGGCGGTACGATCGCAGACGACGGCGAACCGACCCCGCAGGAACGCGTCTGCGTTTCTTTCGCGGCGCTCATCGCTGATCTTGCGCAGAAGACGGACAAGATCACGCCGGTACTGCACATGGCGGCGGCCTAACAAAGGACGCTGACGTGGGCGACTAACCTTGCATAAAGACACATAAGGAAGCAGCAAGGCCCACACATGGCCTTGTTGGGTTCTTTGTGGCTTACATTGGCTCTTATATGGATCTCTTATATGGGAAGCATGTAAGGGCCCTTCTTATAGCTGTAATGCACGCTATATGCTGTTGATTAACTTTCATGGAGCCACGCACGCTATATGCTGGGCTAACTCATAGCCATAATGCTCGCTATATGCTGAGATAATGGAAAAAGGCTGATGCACGCTATATGCTGAAGGCTAATCACGTCCCACATGCTCGCTATATGCTGGGTATATTTTGCGCCACGCTAATTTTTCTCTCTTATATGTCCTTATGGACACGCCACTCTTTTTTCCTTGACGCTAATTGGCGCACTTGGCTATTCTCTTATATGTTACTCTCTTTAGTCCACGTCTTTAGCTACCTCATGAAATTGCCTTATGCTATTGTTTTTATAGGCACGTTAACTTTTTAGACTATAAACGTGGAACAAAAGGAGACCATGAGTTACCGGGTATATTGTTGGACTAACCGTGTAAATGGAAAACGCTATGTAGGTATAACCAGATACTCTATAAAACGCAGAGCTGGTAACAGGATGTGTCAGTACAGACGTTGCACTCACTTCTGGAATGCTATTCAAAAATATGGACCTGAAAGCTTCACTTGTCGAATACTGGTAGACGGTTTGACGAAAGAGGAAGCTGAGAGAAAAGAACGGAACTATATCCGCAACTACCGAAGCCGTAACAAAGCCTATGGTTATAACATCAAGAAGGGAGGCTACAACGGCTACTCGGAAGACGCCAGCAAGTCCATCAATAAGCGTATATCAGAGAAGCTGCATAAGCAACGGTCAACACCACGATACCGGGCTATTATGAAAGAACGTATGGTGCGCTACTGGAGTGATCCGCGTAACAGACAGGCTGCATCCATACGAAGAAGGGAGAACCCCGGCAGGCCATCAAAAGCTGTAGCTGTTTACTGTGTGGAGACTGGTATGACGTATGCCACCCAGGAAGAATGCGGCAGAGCTATTGGCTTCAAACGAACTACTATCTATCGGGCATTCAAAAGACAGGGAACGACTGCTGTAATAGGACGCCTCAGAGGAACGTCTTATACGCTTACTCGTTTAGGGAGTGTCTGAATGTATAAAGTCTACTGCTGGACTAACAAAGTAAACGGTAAGCGTTATGTCGGTATGACAGGCCGGACCATAAAGAAGAGGGCTGGCTCTCACATGTATCATTACCACGGGTCCATCAGATTCTGGAACGCCATTCAAAAGTACGGGGAGGAAAACTTCGTATATACGATCCTTGCTTCAGGGCTTACAAAAGAAGAAGCAGCCGATAAAGAGCGCTATTATATAAGGAAATATAAGACTCAGGACAGGCGATACGGATATAACATCTTTGCCGGTGGATATCATGATTATGATGCTGACACTGCTGTAGATCGGGCCACCCGTATAGCCAATACGCTGCATGAACAAAGATCGTCACCTGAATACAGGGCTATTATGAGCGAAAGGATGCAGCGGGTATGGGATGATCCTGCCAGAAGGGAAGCCATGATACAGTCCAGAAGGAAGAAGAGTCCCTATGGCAGGCACAAGGAAGTAGCTCTTTATTGCTGTGAGACTGACGAGGTTTATTTGACTTTGTCAGATGCCGCCAGAGCACTGGGCTTATGCAGGGCAACGATTCAATATTCTCTGGAGCGGTGGGGTGACTGCACAACTGTCGGTGAGAAGAAGGGTACTCTGTACCATATAGCGAAGATACCGCGGAAGACTGCTTTGAAGTTTACGCAAAATCAATAATAGACAACTAACCAGGAGACTGATATGAAACATTATACATGGCAAGGTGAAACCTACGATACACTTCCTAACCCCCTTAACTTCCCTGATGGATCCCAGATTTCCCCAGTGACTGAGGAGTCGTTTGTGGAGAGTGGAGGTGTCATTGAAGATGATGGTGAACCTACGCATTGGGAAGAACTGGATGTGGCGTGCGATGTTTTTATCGCTGTTGTGCTCGAAATAGCTGAAACTATCGGTGATCCAACCTTCATGGGAGGCATCAACGAGCAAGAGAAATTGCTTAATTCCGATTATGCTAAAGAGCATACTACAGAAGCGTTGGTTTTGTCGGAGCGTTGGAATGGAGCTAACCTAGCATGCAACCACTTTGCCAACAAACCGGACGTCAATATGCAGTCACCTGCGTGGTATTGGTATGCGTGGAGTCGCTATGCAGAACAAATGGAAGCCAAGCAGGGTAAGTAATCGATGCTTTCTTTTAGCCTCTGCATAAGGGGCTTTTTCATCCCTTAAACTAAAGCTCTTTCGATGTAATAATATAATGGTGCCATTCCAACACCAATTACTTTATTAACATGTAACATAGGAGCTTTAGTTATGGAATGGAAAGCGATTGTAGGTTTTGAAGGTCTTTATGAGGTATCGGAAGACGGACAAGTTAGAAGTCTGCCAGGAAATCATAAACACGGCATCGTACTTAAAGGTAAGGTAGATAGATACGGTTATAGGGTAGTTTATCTATCCAGAGTGCTTGCTCTACACGAGATTGTTGTTAAAACAGCTACAGTGCATAGGCTTGTAGCAGAGGCGTTCGTAGAAAATCCTGATAATTTGCCACAGGTTGATCACATTAATGGCAATAAACTGGATAACAGAAAAGAGAATCTCAGATGGACGACCGCCAAAGACAACATTAATAATCCTGCTACATTACCTGGAAGAAGCATTGCACAGCGTAGACGTTATGAAACTCCGCATGGGCGTGCTATCATGGATAAGATGCAACAAATGGCTAAGCAGCTGCATATAATTCCTGTTAGATGTATAGATACTGATACAATCTATGAATCTGGCGCAGCCGCTGCAAAAGCTACAGGAGTAACAGCGGATACAATTAGTAGACAGTGTAGAAAAAGACAACGTGGTGCTTCGTTTAGTCCTCGCGGGGTCAAGAATCGCGGTCTACAGTTTGAGTTCTACACTCCAGAAGATTAATAAACACATGAAGGCCAGCAACACCTGGCTTTCTTTTACACTATACTTAATATAAAACTTAGTGAAAGGAACTTATGAAAGTTATATTTACATCTCTATTTTTAATGTTGGCGTGCGTATTATCGGCTGCAACTGTTTATGATGTCGATACGATTCCCTATACAAACGCCAATGGTGAGGGAACCGCTGGCAGCTATTGGACAGTTCGCATCAAAGAAGCTGGCAGTCTTTGGATTACCGACTTCTTCAACAACACAGGATCAGGCACACAGTCTGAATTACTTACAAGCCCTACCTATGGTTTGACTGAATACGGCTATAAAGATGCTGACGGTATTCACTCCTGGTCCATCACGGATAAAAGCCGTATATCTCAGGGCGACTCCTATAAATATAATCTGTATAAGGGAGAAAACGCCGATGTGATGTATCGCAACAAATACTATCTCGGTGACTTCTCAGCAGGTCAGGAGATAGAGATCTATTTGAGCGATGGTATCCGTTCGGTTGCTTCTAACACACCCGCGGGCTATCATCTGAGCACTTTCAACAACAGACAGGATGCACTGGCTACTTCTATGGATGTAGGACAACTGTTCCTGGCTGGAGGACCTCAGATTAATTTCGGGTTGCTTGCTGTAGGTTCTTCTCCTGTTGTAGAAAACACACAAACAATGGGATCTCCATTACCCTCTAAAGGGCTTACCATTTTTCTTGCTCTGTTCACGGGTCTTACATTGTGGGGCTTTTACATGAACCGCAATAAGCCCTGTGACGAGGAGTGGTACACATGAAATATACAGATGTAGTTAAGATGATGAAGCAAGCGGCTATGGAGGTTGCGAATCCAAAAGGATCCATTCCTCCAAAACCAGCAGCTAAACCAGATCCAAACCTTGTGGGGACTGTGAAATATAAAGATCCTAACACAGGTAAATGGGTCATCGAGCATCCTGTCAGAGGGGCCTCCGCAACACCTCAGCCAAAGAAAGTGGCGCCTATCAAAAAGCCTGCACCGTCTGCATCAACTATCAATGCAAACATTCCGCTTACCTTCTCTACGGGACCTGCGGCCGGTATGCCTTACAGCAGAATCAAGACGCAGCCATTTGGAAACCCGCTTACCAGACGTCCCCGAATAATACGGCATTGATACCTCTTAATACCTATACTGTTTGACTGCCTAAACTCTCTGGAGCTATTGTAGCTGTAGAGAGTTTTTCTTTCTTAACACCGAGGAGACAGCAAATGGAATGGAAAACAATCGAAGGCTATGCTGACAAATACGAAGTCAGCGATACAGGCCTTGTCCGCAACAAACTCAAAAACCAGCTGGTTGCATCGTATGATAACCACGGCTACAGGCGCGTCATCCTTATCTGGAAAGACGCAGACGGAAAAGAACACCGCAAACAAAAACTCGTACACCGCTTAGTGGCGGAAACCTTCATGCCAGAGCACCCGGATGACTGGGAGATCGATCACATCGACTGCAATAAGAAGAATAACTGCCTGTCTAATCTAAGATGGTGCAGCCGACATGAGAATTTTATGAATCCATTGACAAGGCAGCACCGTTCCCAGATAGCCCGAAGGATTCATACCACAATAGAAGCCAGAAAGAAGCAGCGCATGTCTCATATTCACCAGTCAAGACCTGTCGTATGTCTGAGTACCGGCAAGTTTTACTGGTCTGTTAAGACGGCTTCTTTGTTGTCCGGCATTCCTCATACCACATTGTGGCAGCGGCTGAACAATTTCATCAGGAATCCCTATAAGTATATGCATAAGGAGGGACAGTATTTCAGGCCAGCTACCCCAGAGGAAATAGCGCTGGAACTTGACGATGCCGCTTTAGTACCTTTCACATGAAAGGCACCTCTCCTTTCTAACCTCCTTTGGTTGCCCCGGATCAGCTAAAAGATAGCTGGACGGGGATTTTTATTCTATTGTAAAAGAAAACTTTAACAAAGGAGACTACTATGGCCATATTTGTCAAACAGGTTCAAAAGGGCGGAGACAACTCCACTCAGATACAGATCGGCTCTGACGGAACGAAAATAAAACGTGTACACAAAGACAGCGACACTGTCATCTGTGATATTGCTACTTGGCTTAAAACAATGGCTGTCATGAATATTCTTGTAGGGACCTGTTGGTTTGGCTTTGGCCTTATCCGCATGGTAATCCTGGATATCTATCACAGATGCGAAGGAACATGGTGGGAAACTGTGTTCTGGGTTGTGGTCTGCATGCATGTGCTTGGTTACATGATGGCAATGCTCGGCTGTCTTCTGTATGAACACCACAAGCCGGAAGAAAAGAACGTCGACATCAACCCGTGCGGCGCTAAAGACATACCCGCGTAAGGAGTAAGAATATGCCTACTTTCCATTGTGGAACATGCGGAGTAAACATAGCCGATTATCCCGACTATCTGTCATCTCCATGCGCTACTTGCAGATTAGCTGCCGACTATACGACGACAAAAAGAGCGGCGTTATTTGACAGCTGTGGAACCGACGAAGCCGCGGAAGAGCAGCACGAACAGTTCTTTGCCAAGGTAGACGAAGAACTGGAACATCTTGGTGATGCCCCGCCGAAAACAGAAGACGACATCAAAGAGCTGACACCAGAGAATGTGCAGATACTGACAGAAGCCATTCAAAAACAGCTGATGATTACTTTGGCTGGTGTAATGGTGAAGTTGCTCAAGCTTGCTAAATCATCTCCGATCATGTTTGAGATTGTTGTTAAGAAGATGCAGTATCCTTATATGAGCTACTCAGAATTGGGGGCATCATTGAAGGAGCCATGCTCTAAACAGAATGTTCTATACCATCTGAAACATGCTGTCGAGCTATTTCCTGAACTTCAAAGCGTATTGCTGACCGATACACGCTTCTCCGGTGGCCGTTATGCGCTCCAGACAGTGGCTAACCGAGTACGACAGGAAGCAGGCATCAAACGCATTCAGGGATTGCTGTACGGGGAATTGGATGAGACGACAGCTAAGCTTAGTGTGAAAGAATTGAATGCCATTCTGCATGCTCCTTTCATGGTTGAAGAAGACGTTCTTAATTTCAATCCTTATATCACGGACGAGGACTACTGATGAAACTGCATCCTGATTGTTATAAAATCAAAGATCACCGTATTGAAATGCTTCTTGGCGCCCGCATGTCCATAGAAGCCTTTGTTATGACTCTTGGGCCTAATGATCCGTTCGCTCTGGTAGGCGACACTGTGTATGCCCTGTCAGAGGATGAGTTCTTTTCCACGAGACAGCTCAGGCATCTTATGGATGAACAGGAACAGGCATTTCAGTATGTGATGGGACTCGAAGACCTCTCCTTTATGTCAGAAGAGGATCAGAAGCTTGTCAATAAGGTGAAAAAAGAGCTTCCTACCTGTCCCGTCTGTAAATACAAACGATATAAGCAGTCTATCTTCAAGCTTGTCCATAAATACAATTTGCCTGTCACGTTCTCTTTGAAAAGCATCATCGATGACGTTGTATATCCAGATACCACAGGAGAAGTGGCATCGACGGTTACAGCTATTCTGGACAGGCCCTATGTGTTTACACAGCCTGACAGAAAGCCTTGCATGGATTGCGTCGAGAAACACGTCTCCCAGGCTTATATACTCGCTTGTGAGAGTCAGATGGGATATCCTGAGCACCGTATCCTTATGTGTGGACATCTGGCGGAGGCCATAGATGAGACACCGAAAGAGTTTCCTGAGCTGAGAGCATCTATCGGGCTTTGCATGGCTATGACGATGCGTACAGGCGAAGCTTACATGCCAATTTATCCATTACTCACTGAGATTCAGTTATTTAGAGAGAAGTTGGGCACCGCTCCTATCGATACACGTGAAGAGAATCCAGCTGTGACCGACACCATTGATATGAACGATGATATCAAACAGGAGTTGGACAATCTGTCAGATGCTGAGAAACGCCAGATACTGTCTAGATGCGGGCTCATCCAAGATTCTATACTCGAGTATAAAAACTCAAGACGGGAACTTAATCGTATACTTTTCGAGGGTGAGATGGCTATTCTGGCGGATTCTGTTGTGTATCAGGCGCCTCTATTCGCCAATATGATAAGGAATCTGAGACTTATGTTCGTCGCAGATCCCTCGTTAGCAGCCGATTCCGGCTATATGCTTCAAGATGTAATTGCTTACTTAAACGTTAAGAGCATTTAAGTGCATTTTAAGCGTATTTTAAGCGCATTTTAAGAGCAATAAGCTCAAATATGGGCGATATAATAGGCTCTCTTGAGTTCTGTTGTCTCGCCCTCTGTATTTCCAGTGATGGTAATCGTAGACCCTGTAAGCTCCGGATCTGTCACAGCATTGTACTGGAGAAGCAACTGATTGATGTCATCTTTGATCGCACTAAGGACATTGATGGCATCCGCGGCTCTATCAAACAGCATATCGATCTCGTCTGTCCTGAAATAGCACAGATCAGGATCCTCTTCATCGGGCCATTCATTAAGTTCCTGGATAGAGCAGATGTGGCTGAATCTGTATTTGGCGCATGTTGCGTCTCTGCTGGTAGGAAGAACCTCGATGGCAAACACAGAGGAAGGCATGTCGTTGCCGACTGTTTTAAGCGAAAGCTTCGTTGTTCCCTTAGCTGTCTGGGATATATCGTTGATGATGCTGATGGATGCCATTTCAGTGCTCCTTTATGACAACGCCGCAGATAACTGTTGGCAGAGGAAACAGCGACGCGCAGTGTTTGATGAATTGTTTGTCGTTCAGATACTTTGTTACCGCTATACGAAGCAGCATATCGACCCTTGTACCCCTTCCGGGGCATGTTCCGCATCTTTTTAGCGCTGCTGACGCTGCGGAAATAAGCGGATACCCTACAGGAGGGTTTTCAAGCAGTGTAATGGCGTCTTTTGTTAACATCTTGACCTTTGCCCTATATTAAACGTAACTACCGAAAGGACATACAAATGGAAACGTTAAGTAAAGAGTGCTTTGCAGACCAGTTTAACCGGAAATATCCGATCTATACCAAAGAAGCGGCGTATAACTCCTATCAGAGCTACTGCGCCGATAAGGCCAGTCTTTCTGCTGAAAAGCGCCAGGAAATCGAAGCAAATTTCACAAAAGCAGCTTCTTTCCATGAAATCGAGCTCAAAGAGCCCCAGATTAAGCAGGCGAGCGCTCCTGAAATGCATATTTTGGCCGAAGAAGGTGCTGAAGAGGCTGTCAAGATGCCTCTGATCAAGTCTATTGAGGATTTGAACACAGCGAAGGCGTTTTTGCTCGAAAAAAGAGCTTCCATGAGCTGCAAATCGCTTCGTGAAGCCGCGAAATATGTCCTTTGGGCTGCTGCTAACTCTGATCAGGACCTCGAAGAGCCTGAAATGAAGAAAATCGCGGCTCTCTCCGGCACTGGAATCGGCGAAAAAGAGGACATTTTGGAGCAGTTTGACAAAAGAGGCACTATGCTGGCTATTCCAGCGGATCAGAAAGCTGGTTTTTGGGAATTTTCGCGTCATCTGCACGAAATTCCTGACGAAGAGTTCTATAAAATGGCCACTTTGGCGAAAATTTGTGATACAATGGACGACATCGACCGTAATTACGGCTTGAACCACCAGTATGGCAAGCTTGTCGGCGATACTGTGTTCAAGAGCCCTGAAGATGCTTGTTTCGGTCCTGGTCTCAATGATCTTACTAAAGAAGCCTCTGATATGCTTCTGATCCCATCCAACGGCATGATTTTGAGCAAAGAAGCACTTTTGGAGCGCCAAGACGCCATAAATGAGTTCTTTGGCACTTATTTTGGTGAGGAAAGCATCAAAAATGATGCAAATCTCATCGAAAAAGTGGCTTCCCTGGACAAAAATACGGCAAACGCACTGATCGACGCCATTAAGGACTGAAAATGAGCACTCTTCCGCTCACAAAAGACTGTTTTGTCTCTCCGCTGGCTCTCGTTTCCCTTCGTAAGTTTGGGCTCGAGAGCCTCGAATGGGAGCCAGAAGTGTTGCGTGATGCCTTCGAGCAGCAGTTTGAGATCAAGAAAATGCCGCAGAAGATGTTCGATAAGCTTAACTGCGGCTATATGCTCGTAGGAACCAACGCTTTCGAGGCTACAATCGAGGGATTTCTGTCTGCTACTGCCATTATGAACAATCTTGTGTTCGACGAGAGCGCTCCTCCTTACTGCTCCTTGGATATGTGTGCATGGAGTGTGTTCGAATACCTGCAGCTTCTTGGAGAACTTAAAGACGGAGAAGCCACATGTCAGTTCTCTCCTGATATTGTGAAATACATTCAGGAAGTAGGCAAAGTGAATGGTATTTATACGTTCCCGAAATGGCTTTCCTTTGCAAATTACCCGGATGATGAGATCCCAGATCTCTCTGCAGACCCTGATCAGTTCAGTCAGTTTCAGCTTTTACAGCAAGATTATGTCAGTGGAATGAACGCTTTTGTGGCTGAAAAGAACGAGCTGCTGAAGAACGAGCTGCTGGATTGCCAAAAAGTTGGTCTTTTAGGCTGAAAAATGCTTAAATTGGGCTACTTTTAAGGCATATTATAATGAAAGAGATTTAGCTCTTTCGTGCAGCCGCTCAACGATAGGAGCGGACCCTTGGACCTGGGTT